CAGGGATACTTTTTTCGGCGAGCTTTGCGGGCTGAATCGTGTTGTTCGCGATGTCATCATTCGTGATGGTACCATCCACGATATGCCTGGACTCGACAGAATTTTCCGCGAGCTTGTGGTCGTCGATCGACCCATCCGGGACCTGCCCGGCCTCGATGTCGTCGATCGCGCCCTGAAGCTCGGTAATGTCGGTGTCGGCCTGCGTCGCGAAACCGTTGAACGCGTCTCTGATCTCATCGAAGAGCGCCTGCATATCGTCACGGACAGTTCCCTCATCGTACTCATAGGTCGGAAAGTCAGCAGGATCGGTCCACTTTCTGCTGTAATCAAATTCATCAAATGCCATTTATCGGAGCCTCCCTTGGAAGTTGTAGAATACCTGCGCCGATACGATAGAGAGGTCGGAACCAACTTCCCTGTTTTCCAGGCGCATGGTGTAGTGACGCACCCTCCGACACATCGGGCGTCGGCGGAAAGCCGCGCCGAAACCGGTGCCTGCCAGGCAGCGGAAAGTAAGATCCCTCGGCACAAGCCGCCAGACCCTGTGTTCCAGATCGGTCAGGTCTACTCTTGTCTCGTAGTCCGTAATGTAGGTCAGCCGCGCCTTGGACGGGAGATCCCCACGCATGACGATGATGCAGCTGTTCACATTCTTCAGTCGGTCATACCCACCAAAGTCCTGAGCCGGGAAGCGATAGACCTTGTTGATCGGCGTGGACTCGTCGTAGTCCCTCATGCTCCGCACAAAGGACGTAAGCCGGCCCTCACTGTTGATATGCCAGATCTTATCGTGCTCCGTGGATAAGGCCACCGCGCCGATGTTGTCGAAGAGATACCACGACGGGTTCTTGTAGTCTGTGTTCTCGTAATCCCACACCCAGGCATGGCCATCCACACACAGCCAGTAATGCCGGTTGTCGTCCAGCGAACAGACCACCGCATCCTTCCGCGCGTCTCGGATCAGGGACAGCTTATTGTTTAACCCGTTGACCTTCGTCGACACGCAGGTGATATTGTTCTCATACGCGTAGCTGGAGTCCTTCAGGATGTGAACACCCTGCTCGGTGTTGCACCAGACCAGGTTGTTGTCGATCAGCTGAATCGTCCAGGGGAGGTCACAGCCGATCTTGTCGTTGATGGAGACGAACGGCATGTCGATCGTCGTCCTGCCCGCCAGATCCGTCGTGTCCATCTTTGCCCTGCCAACGGAGCGCTTCTTGAACACCACCAGATAGCTCTGCTGTTTGCCAAAGCCGGTGATCGGGTCTTCCGTGTCACCCGCCAGCTGGTACTGGGAAAACGGGAAGTAGGTCGGGTCCATCGCGACATCGTTGTTCCCGTTCCAGAAGAAGGCGTTCGGCATGGCTTCGCAACCGCCAAATACTACGCACAGATCACCGGTGCCGCCGTAGGTTGCGGCGTATGGGCAGTCCATGATGCTGCTCATAGCTTCCGGGTTCGCCTTCGAGTAGGTGATACGCACTGTGTTTTCCGACGGTGGGTTCGTAACCGGAGGCGCAGTGTTGAAAGTAACGGTGCCGTTCGTAAGGTTGACCGTGTAATCCGTCCCGGCGGTCTTCTCCACTTCGTCGACCACAACCGAGACCACGCTGTCTACCGGTTTGACCGGGAGTTGGTAGACGGTAGCCCCCGCCACCGCGTTGTAATGGATCGTCTTCTTCGACTGGATGCGGTTCTCCGGCCGGATCAGATCACCGGAGCCGGTAGAAGGGGAAGCGTTGATAACAGTGACCGGGGTATAGCCTTCAACGGGGGTAGCACTCGCCCCGAAGCCAAGGGTGGGAACCAGTTCCCCCGTCGTGTTATTAATCAGATACCCCGGGTTAATACGGATATACGCGCCCTTCGTCTTGTAGTAGAGCTTATCGTAGTACTCGAAAAAGGTGCCTCTCACTTCAGGCACCCCGGAGCACAGCTCGACGAACGCCGGCGAACCCGCGTACAAATTCACGTAGTACAGCTTTGTTCCGATGTGTGCAACGAGGCAGTCGAGATACGGACGCTCGAACATGGCATACGCCGTACCGAGTTCCTGATCCGGTGTCACCCACTCCTGTCCATCACGACCGCAGATAACGCCGTCTCGCCAGATCATGTTCAACATCTCAGGGCTCTCGTTGGGACGGAGCCGGTATTCCAGCTCGCTCAGGTTAAGCCCGCCGTTGAGATTGGTGAAGTTCAGCGTATACTCCTGCCGCGGGTTGGGCATGTGGGACAAATTTACGTAGGCCATTTACACCCCCGGGAGGTTGAATCCCCAATAGGCGTCGTCGACCAGGGAATACTCCGTGGTGACAGGCTCCGTGATCCTACCCAGCCTGGTCTCGAACGCGTTCCACAGCGCCGAGTAACGGAAGGGATCGTCGTACATGACCAGCTGCGCCGCGATGTAGTACGGCAGTGCGGCATGGGTGTCCGGCGTATTGTCCAGCTCCATGCTGTCCCGTTCCTGCTCCTGCTCCTTCTTGTCCGGCGCGTCGTCCGGTATATCAGGAATCTTGTGCGGGTAACGGTAGTACTCGACCATCACCTCGCCGAGATTCGGTACGTTCGCCGGGACAAGCAGCCTGTTATTCGCATATATCCTATACCCGTGGAAACGGTCATAGGCGATCTGCCCGCCACCAATCGGTCTGGGCCAGACAAGGCCGCCGTTGTGCATCCTCCAGAAATCAGCAGGCAATATATACTCACTATAGCCCCCCGGAAGCATTGCCCTGCTACGACCCAGAGAATACAACGGGACAATCTCCGGGATCTTCTTCACGGTCGTGGCGATGTACATCATGCCGTCGTTCGCAAGACCCGGGATCATCCGCAGGTAGTCCGCCTGGTTGTTATAAGTCTCGCGGATCTCAGTGCCCGCGATGCTCTCAGAAAAGATCAGCTGCATGACGAGCTTCTTCAGTTCGCCGTAAGTCATATATCATGTCTCCTTTTTATGCAGAATAGTGGGGGTTCGGAGTTACACCGCACCTGGCCGGGAAGGAGGAAAAACCCGGGCGCATCCACTGGGCCCCACGTAAACAGCATGCTCGGGCGAAACACCCGAGCATGCTCCGGTTTTACCAGACCCGGAAACTGTTTTGCCGGAGATTAGCCGATGTTCAGGATGGCGTCGCCAGAGCCAAGAGGCTTGTTGCTGGCGTCGACGTCGACCACACGGATGTACTTGTGGCCGCTGGTCGGAGTGATCTCCAGACCGTTGGCGGTCAGCTCAGTCCAGGCGGACGTGGTGATCGCGGAGCCCGCGGTAACAGCGGTCAGACCGGCCTGGGTGGCAGCGGTCATGTAGTACCACTTCGCGCCTTCCTTGACGCCGTTGACCACGATGGTGGACTTGCCGGTGTCAGTGGCGGCGGTGATGACCTGGAGAACCTTAACGGCGCTCTGGCCACCGTGGTAGTACACAGCGTTGGCCTTCTCGTTCAGGATGAAGCAGTCGTAGATGAAACGACCCTCGACGAGCCAGCCGGAGATGCCGGGAGGATTGTCGTGGATGCGGTACTCCTCCATCTGCTTCGGAGCAGTGGCCGCGATGGGGTGCGTGATGATGAAGGCGGCGCCGGCAGGCAGACGGCTGGAGGGAACCTTAACGATCTTGCAGCCATCGACTTCGCCGATGACGCCCTTCAGGATCATCTCCTGGGACTGATCGCCGTACTTCATGAACGCGGGATCCTGCTTGAGCAGGTTGGCGAACTTGTAGGTGCAGAAGGCAACACGGCCAGCGTCGGGGACGTTGAAGTTGCCGAGGCGCTCCATGCCGTCAAGGAAGGCAGAATAGGCGTTCTGCGCGTTCAGGGCGGTGGAGGCATAGTTGCCGTTCGCCTGGGCAGCGGCGGCCAGGGTCTTGAAGACGTAGGTGTCGAACTCAGGCACCCAGACTTCACGCAGCTGACGGCTCAGGGCCTTGCCGGCGTCGGACACCATCTCGGACTGGATCTTGTCGCCAGCGTCGATGATGAAGGTGAAGGCACGGTCCTTGTTAACGGTCAGGGTCTGGACGTTGCGGGCCAGGTCGGTGGGAGTGCCGTAACGGGAAAGACCGTTACGAGTGTAGTCCGTCATGGGGACCACGGGGATGGAATAGACCTTAACGGTCTTGTCGCCCTTGAACTCGTAGTCGTTGTTCAGGGCAAGCATGGCCTGGGATTCACGAGCAAAACGCTCGTCAACCACGGTCGAATACTTAGTTGCGAGATTGATTCCGCCGGGCATATATAATCATTCCTTTCAAGATGCCCGCGGATGGCAGCCCTCATGGCCGCCGGTTATCTTTTCCAACCTTCGTCGGAGTTGAAGCCATCGAGAAAAGGATCTCCTGGCTTGGTATCGGTAGCTCCACCTTTGGAGACACCGCGTACCGGCGCCCTCGCGGCTGCATCCGCATTCTGTTTCAGAGTGTCTTTCTCCTTGCGGAGTGCAGTTTTCTCGGCTTCGTCTGCCTTCTCTTTATAGGCGACATAGGCTTGCACCAGTGGCTTGCCGTTCTTCACGCAGTCATCAATGACTTCCTGCGGGAGCTTCTGCCCTCTCAGCTTCGGGAACGCCCGCAGCATCTCAGCGACCTCCGCCTGGAAGTCGCGGCCTGCAGGTTTCTCCTCGGCAGCGGGCTGACCTTCGTCCCTCTGCTCGGCAGGGGCGGTCTCGCGTTCGTGGATGCGGCGGTTGACCATGTCTCTGGCCACCTCGGGATGGACGTTCTCAGACGTCAGCCGCTCCACTTCGGAATCGGTGTAGCTTTTCTCCGCGGCGTCCAGCATGGCGTCCACGGTGTCATAGCCCAGCATCTTTGCCATGCGCTCGGACTTCTCATACACCGGCGAAATCTTCGCCAGCTTTGCCTGCGCACGATCTGTTGCGTATGCCTTCTGATAAAGCGTCGGCAGCTCGGACTCATCCAGTTCCACATCCTGCTGGTTGTGGTCGATGGTGACTCCGAATTTAAGTTTGGCGCGGGGTTTTTCTTCCTCAGTGTTGCCAGTGGTAGTGGCTTCTTCGGTATTGCCCGCAGACCCTTCATCCGCCTCTTCGGTTCCGTTGGTGAGGAACTTCTCAAGTGTGAAGTCGTCCCCTGCTTCGGTGTCCTCGGCACCGGTCTCAGCCCCAGACGCGTCCGCCTGATCGCCGCCACCGGTCCACGATTTCATGTCGAAAATGTCGTCGCCGTCCGCCCAGCCGTCAGGCAGCAGCTCATCGTCATTTCCTTCCAGGGTAAGGTCCTTTTTTTCTTCGTTCATGGCTCTTTTCCTTTCATGGTGAGAAAGTATTTTTGCGCAGCCCATCGGCTGCGGATGGTGCCCCCGGCAGGAGTCGAACCTGCAGGTATCGCCTACTTTTGAGATAGGGGTGTATACCAATTCCACCACAGGGGCTTATATATAAAAACAGCGCTCCTAACAATGACCAGCCCTATAGACCGGTCATTTCAACGCTTGCGCCGTTGGCTTGAGAAGTACCCGTATTCGTGGCCACTCCTGTCGTTACGCGTCGATCGTCCGCTCGGCAGTAACAGTTCTTCTCAGCGTTTCCATTTATCTGCGGTTATAAAAAGTCTGCCGTTTCCAGCAGTTTGTAACTGAGCCGCCACAGTTTGCATATATAAAGAGCACTTCGATATGAAGTGCTCTTTATTTCTTTATAGCTGCTGCTGGCTGACCAGCGCGTCCTGTGCTCGCTTGGGGAGATCGTTGTAGATCGACTGGATCCTCCCCGGCATGGACGAGACAGTCTTCGCCGCGTCAAGTGGACCGCCCACGCTTGGGGCCCCGCCAGGCCGTCTGGCTTTACCGGGAGCGTCACGCGGCGGTTCCTCCCCGCCGGCCGCCGGAAGCTGCGCGTTCTGCGCCGCCGCCTGCTGCGCTGCCTGCTCGTTCATCTTCGCCTGGATACCTTCGATCAGCTCCTGCTTGCGCGGGATCAGCCGATCGGGGATTCTCTCGAGGTA